GCAGGCGTTCCGTGACGGCGCTGACATGAACCAGCTCATCAACGCCTACCGCAAAGCGGGCGCTGTGAGGCCAGCGCAATTGAACGGTGTCGGCATCAAGTACACCCGCGAGGGCACGACGCGTCGTGGGCACGCTTACTGGCAGATGTCGCAGGCGCGATACATCCGTGAGCAAAGCGTCTTCAAGGATGGGTCGAAGTATCTGCGGTTGAAAGCCCCACGGCTGATGCCGGAAACGATTTACAAGACAGCCAAGGACGCGGAGGACGCGCAACGGCTGCTGAAACTTTACGGCTGGATCGTCTAACGCGGTCCTTTTCTTTCCCCCTAATTCTCCCCCATGCGCGATGCTTCGGGGGTTTATCCATCCGCGACGGAGGACAAACATGTCGGACCAAACTGACCAGCAGAACCAGCAGCAGGGCGACCCTAATGCGCTTGGTGATGGTGGGAAGAAAGCACTTGAGGCCGAGCGCGATGCTCGTAAGGCGGCTGAGCGCCGGGTGAGTGAACTTGAGAATCAGGTTTCCACGCTCCAGGCATCTCATCAGCAGGAACTTGCCGCTGCCACTCAGGCGACCAACGATGCGGAGTCTCGCGCTGCCACGGCGGAAGCGAGCGTTCTTCGTTACAAGGTTGCCCTCGAGGAAGGCGTGCCAGCTAAGCACATCGGACGGTTGCAGGGCGACACGGAGGAAGCGTTGCGGGAAGACGCCGCCGCTTTTGTCGCTGACATCGTTCCGGGTTCGACAACCCCGAGGCCCGATCCTTCACAGGGTTCACAGGGCACCACACAGAAGAAGTCAACTGGCGATCAGTTCGCGGACTTCTTCAACGAAAACCTGTCTGTTTAGACCATTTGAAAGGACATACCCGCAATGGCTGGTATCGATCTTAACCGCACTAGCGCGGGCGTTTCCGCGCTGCTCCCTAAAGAAATCTCGTCTGAGATCTGGGCTAACGCTGTCAACGATTCGCTGATTATGCGTACCGCCCGCCGCATCAACCTTCCTGGCTCCGGCGTAACCATCCCGCTTATCACTGGGGATGTCACTGCTAACTGGGTGAATGAAACGGATGAGAAGCCCGTTTCTGACGCCACGGTTTCCAGCAAGTCCATTACCCCGTACAAGCTCGCTGTGATCGAGACGTTCTCGAACGAGTTCCGCCGCGACCTTCCGGGCCTGTACGCAGAGCTGGCGCGCCGGCTTCCTTACGCGCTGGGTCGTAAGTTCGATTCCACGATTTTCAATGGAACTGCCCCTGGCTCGAATTTTGATGTCCTGACCAGCTCTGCTGCTGTTGCACTGGATGCCACTGACACCATCGGTGACCTCGCTACGGCGCTGACTACCGTTGGAGCTGCGGGCGGTGACGTTAGCCACTGGCTTATCGCACCGCAGGCTGAAGGCACGATCATGACCGCCAAGGACGGATCCGGTAACTACGCTTTCCTGCGTGACGCACGCACCGACTCGGGCGCTATCGGAACGATCTTTGGCCGTGAAGTTCTTAAGTCATCTTCGGTTTACAATAACCCGGCCACGGGCCCGGACGTTGTTGGTTTCGCCGGTGACTTCGCCAACTCCGCCATCTGGGGTTCTGTCGAGGGAATCAAGGTTAGCCTCTCGGACCAGGCGACCGTGAACAAGGGCGGCACACAGCTCAACCTGTGGCAGCGCAACATGTTCGCCGTCCTCGCTGAGATTGAGGTTGGTTTCGTTGTTCGTGACGCCGCACACTTCGTGAAGCTGACCGGCGCGACCACCGCGTAATGCTGCTGGTCAACCCTTTTACGGGGAAGCTGGTTGACGCCTCTGGTGAGGTAGCTGACCAGCTTCTCCGTGCTGGTTTCAAAGAGAAGGAACCGGAAGTCTCGGAGCCCAAGAAGCCCGCGGCGTCTACCCGACGTTCGTCTCGTTCTAAGTAAGGTGGTTGGCCGTGGCTTACGCAACTGTCGCTGATGTTGAGGTTCGCTTTGGCCGCGCACTCACTACCTCTGAGTCTTTGCAGGTTACTGCGTGGATTGATGATCTTGAGGCGGAGATTCTTGAGAGGATCCCTGATCTTGCTGATCTGATTGCTGCTGGGCGTCCGACTGTTGGGACGTTGAAGCGGGTTGAGTGCGCTGCGGTTATCCGGCAACTGAATAATCCGAAGGGTTTGAAGGTCCGCACGGAGGCCGTTGATGATTACTCAGTCACGGAACAGCCCTGGATTGAGGGTACAGCCGGGGCCCTGGGGCTTACAGATGATGAGTGGTCGAAGCTGCTGCCGGGCACGTCCGGGGATGCGTTCACGATCAGGCCATATGGTGAGCCTGGCTATGACACGGATCCTGCTGATGTTTGGTTGACTCCATGAGTGCCACGTCTACGTTGCTCGCGGGCCGGGTCGCGGCTGAGTCGTTGATGGTCGATGAGTGCAATATTCATCGTCCGGGTGATCGTCAGTTGGATGAGAACACGGGTCAGTTTGTTGATACTTCGGATCCTGTTTATGAGGGTGTTTGTAAGTTTCAGGCGACGTTGGCTTCTGGCAAGTCTCCTACTGCTGGGTCGTATGAGTTTACGGTTCAGGAGTTGCGGCTGGATTTGCCGGTAAGTGCGGGTCCGGTTGCGGTTGATGATGTTGTGACTGTGACGGCTTCTGTGTTTGATGCTCAGTTGGTGGGTCGCGTGTATCGGGTTGTTGAGTTGTTTCATAAGTCGTTTGCGACGGCTCAGCGTTGCCGGGTTGAGGAAGTGACCGGGTGAGCGCGGATACTGGCGACCTCGACAATTTGGCGGCTGCGTTTCGTGCGATTCCTGCGGCGATGGTTCCCAAGTTGCGTGGCGTGGTGGCGAAGTCTGCGCTGAACACGAAGAACATCATGCAGGCCGATGTCCGAAAGTCTCGGCACTTCCGGGGCAAGAAGAAACCCGGCTTGGACCGCTCCATTGACTATGACATCAAGGTTCTAGGGTTCGCGGGTGACGCTGAGATTCAGGCGGAGATAGGCCCTAACCGCGAGCGTAACCCTGCCGCGGCGCTGGCTGGTATCGCGTATTTCGGTACGTCTCGTCCTGGTGGTGGGACTGTTCGGAACCCGGAGGACGCGATGCTCGAGGAAGCGCCGAACTTTTATGAGTTCGCGTTTCGGGCGACGGAGGGTCTTCTGTGATTGTTTTCGCGGAGGGAGTCCCTGGCCATATGGGTGATTTTTACCGGGCTGTCGCTTACCTGTTCCCGTCAACCGTGACCGTTTATGTGGGCAGCGTCCCGAAGTCCCCCACGTTTCCTTATGCGGTGTTGTGGGGTGACCTTGGCAGTGAAGTGTCTGAGTCGTTGGCTGACATCCCTGACCATGTGCGGGTCAATTTCCGTGTGACGTATGTGGGGTTGCGGTGGGATCAGATGGCGTGGGTCGCGGCGAAGGTCCGCCCTGCCCTGAATCGTGCTGTGCCGTCCGTTGCCGGTTGGTTGTGTGGTGGTTTGCGGCAGTCTTCGTTGATGGACATGCAAACCGATTATGAGGTCACGTTGGTGGACGGTTCTAATCCGGTGTTTTCGGTGGATGAGTTTGCTTTGGTGGCGGACAAAACCTAACCCCCGTTCTTTTCACTTTCTTGTTGGCGTCCCGTGGTGGGCGTCTTTTCTTTTGCCTTGGAGGCATCCATGTCATTTGTTGACGCCCGTAATTCCCGTGGGGAGGTCCAGACGGTGCCTGAGCATTTCCTGGCCGAGTTCCCTGACCAATTCAAGCCTCTCGAACCCGAGAAGGCATCACAGCCGGCCAAGGCCGAGAAACCGAAGGAGTCCTAACTAATGGGTGCTCGTGTACTTGCTGACGGCAAGACGAAGTTTTCTGTTCTGACTACGAAGCCCGCTAACCCTGCTGCGCCTACCGCTGCTGAGTTGAACGCCGGCATTGACCTTTCCATGCATGTTCTTACTTCGGATTTCACGTTTTCGGCGGTGGATTCGGACAAGGTTGCTGAGAAGGCTCTCGGCGCGTCGGGTAACGCCAACGCTATCGGCGCGTCGAACTACCAGGTTGGGTTTACGCTGTGGCGGAAGTTCCTGACCGCTGGCGGTTTCGATGCGGCTGATGAGGCTGGTTGGGCTGCGTTGAAGGTGAAGGGCACGACCGTTTGGGCGTATGCGCGTCAGACGGACAAGGACGCTTCGGCGGCGTGGGCTGCGTCGGATGAGATTTACCTGGGCGCTGAGTTCACGACGGATACCCCGCAGCGCACGGATGGTACTGGGTTCATCAAGTACCGGGTTCCTGGCGAGGTTCAGACCGGCTACCCGTTCATCGCAGCGGCCTGATAAGGAGTCACGTTGGCTATTGCTACGACTAATGTTCCCGTCATCGCGGGTACTGCGCCTACGTTTGCGGCTCCTTCGGCGTCGGACACGGTTCAGGTTGGCACGATCCTGATTGTGAAGAACGGCTCTGGTGCGGGTATCACGGTCACGATGACCACGCCGGGAACGCTTGGCACGGGTGACGCTTACCCGGATAAGGCGTACACGGTTGGTGCTGGTGCTGAGGCGTGGATCCCGGTTTTGCCGGATTACCGTAACAGCGCGGGTGTGGCGGCGGTGACGTTTTCTTCGGTGACTTCGGTGACTGCTGCTGCTATCAACCGGGTCTGACCTTTGACTGGTGGCGGCGCGTGTTAGGCTCCGCGCCGCCACCCCCCAAAACCCCCGAGCCAAACCCTATTCTTTGGAGCCTAAACCAATGAGTGATTCCCCGCAGGATTTTGATTTTGATGCTTGGCTGGACGGTGCTGAACGACCCGAACGGGCCGTGACCGTTTACCAGAAAGCCAATCTGATCGCTGACCTTGATGTGTTGGCCGAGCGGATCAACAACGCTGAGCAGGATGATGAGGTTGACGGCCCGTCGATGGGCGGCGGTGCGGGTAAGTTGCGGGGAGAGTACGCGGCGCTGGCTCAGCAGTTCCACGATTCTGCCCTGACGATCCGCATTGCTGGGCATAGCGAAACTGAGAAGCGTGATTTCGCTAAAGCCCATGCGGACGCCGCACCTTCTGAGCTTGGCAGGGTTATCTTGGCGGACGCTATCAGGTCGCCGCATATCACCCCGGAGCAGGTTGGTCGGTTGGAAGCGAAGCTCGGGCCGGCGCAGTTCAACCTGATTTACACCGCGTATTTGCAGGCTTGCACTGAGGTTCCTGTTGTGAGCGCTGATTTTTTGCCGAAGCCCTCTACACGGGGCGATGGTGGCGAGTAGTCGCGGCACTGAAAACGGCTGAGCGTTTCCAGCGTCCTCCGTCCTCATATCTTGGGCCGTTGCCTGAGTATAAGGACAGGCTGTTGGAGTTCGCGTACACCCTCTACGTTGAGGGGTTGTGTGAATGTGGGCGACCCAAGTTTGAATGCCGCAACGAAGCAAACCGCGGGCTTTATGAGGTCGCCGACGT